TACTAAATGGGACAAATAAACAAAGGCACGATCGCCAGCATAAACGGCAACACGGCCCGCGTGGTGCCCTCTGACGCGAACGCAAAACCAACCGCGAAGATCACGATCCCGTGGCACCTTCGCGGCGACACCGGAAAGCTCAAAAAAGGCACGGCCGTGGTATATGTGGAGTTTGACGACTCCACCGGGCTGCTGCTGGGTAGAGCTGACGGCGAGTGGGGCGCGTATCTCCCGTCCCTGACCGCCGGAAAGGTTGAAACACCGAACGGCGACGTCGTGGCCGCAGGCATAAGCCTGAAAGACCACACACACAGCGGCGTGGAAACCGGCAGCGGCAGCACGTCAACACCGAAGTAAAGGAGGGACAGCATGGCGACAATGGCAAAATGGGGCCCGAAAACATGGGCCGTCAGTTCTCAGAAAGTCGTCGCACTGCAAGGGCTGAGCTTCTCCTACGCTCAGGTGGCAGACAATAACGCCTCCACCGAGGAAAAGAAAACCACCAACGAGCGAGGCACTGAGCTTTTCCCTCTCAGCTTCACCACTACCCTGCACTCAGGCGCAGGTGTAGACGTAAGAGCCGAGATCGAAAGCTGGCAAAAGCTCGTCACACAAGTGAATTATTTTTATCTGGGCGGCAAGAAGCTGGGGCCTAAACTCCAGCTGCGCAAGGTAGCCGTGAGCGACGTCAAAACGGACGACTTCGGCCGCATGAGACTGGCGACGCTCTCCTTCGAGTTCAAGGAGTACGATCCTGACACCAGCAGCGTGAAGGTGAGCACCTCTGCGCTGAATGTGAAAGCAAGCACCAGCGCCAAGTCCCAGAAAAAGACGACAAACAAAGCCGTGCAAATGGCAGACACAAGAACAATCAAGGTGGGCGACTATGTGAAGCCTACCGGCAGCAAATACGCAACCGGCCAGACGATCCCCGTCTGGGTAAAAGAACGCAGCCACAAGGTAAGTCAAATCAGAGGCGACCGCGTGCTGCTCGGCAACCCTTCCGGGATCAATAGCTGGGTATATCTGAGCGAAGTTACGCTCGCATAAAGGAGGGAGGACATGAAAGCACACGGAAACGGAAGGCCAGAAACATGTGCCTCCAACCTGCTGCGCATTGTGCGCGGCGAAGTACCATACGACCGCGTGAGAGGCAGGGACAGCACTCTCGTGGATCAGCCGAACGCCACAGACGAGGCGCTCGCTGACGCTGAGTGGGTGCTACAAACCTACGAGCCCCGCGTGGACATTGAGAGCATGGAAGCAAACCCGGAGGCGGCACTCTCTGGCGAGTTCCAAGCTCTCGTAAACATTCAAAGAAAGGAGGACGAGGAACCATGGCCGAACTCAAATTCATAGAAACAGACGCCAAAAAGGTGAGCGACACCGTGCTCGAAGAATTAGAGAACGGAGTCAACGAGCCGCTCTACCCCGGCGACGAGCGCCGGATCTACGGCGAGGCATTAAGTCAGGTAGTTGTGGCTGTATATAATGCAGTCAATGACGCCTGCCGCCAGAAAATGCTCCGCTATGCACGCGGCGCAGTTCTGGACGCTCTCGGCGAAAACCGAGACGTGACACGCCTCGATCCTACCTACTCCACCGTTACGCTGCGTTTTGGCGTGAGCGAGCCGGTGGCCTCCAATATCATCATACCGGCAGGGCTCCGCGTGACTGGTGACTTTGTGCACTATTTCCTCACGGACACCACCGCCGTGCTATATGCCGGAGCGCTCACAGTAGACGTACTGGCAACCGCTGAAAAAGGCGGCGCGGAATATAACGACGTAGCGCCCGGAGATCTCACAAACATTGTGGACGTGTCCGAGGTACCGCTGCTGGACTATGTGACCAACACAACGGCAGCCGAAGGAGGCGGCGATCAAGAAAGCGACGACGCCTACCGCGAAAGGATCCGCGAAGCTGAGAACCGACTCAGCACCGCAGGCCCGGCCAAGGCGTACAAATACTGGGCGCTATCTGCGAACCCTCTCGTCACTGACGCAGTGGTGGAGTCTGAAACGGAAACGATCAGGCGAACACTGAAAACCTACGCAGCCCACGCCTTCCAAGGCGGCGCGAACCTACTCCCGGACACTCTGGTGGTATATCTGCCGGACGGCTCCGAGGCGGCAGCTGATGTAGACTACACGGCCACCTACGAGGACGAGTTGCTGACGCTGGCGCTCTCTGGAGCGTTGGCCGACGCTGCGGAAATCACGATCGAGATCACTCGCGAAATGTACGGGCGCGTCAAAATCGTGCCGATCTGCGCTGGTGGCGAAATACCGGACGAGGACGTACTGGCCGACGTGCTGGCTGCGTGCTCGGCTGACGATATACGACCGCTCACGGACAAAGTGCAGGTGCAGGCTCCAGACGTTGAGCTCTACGACATAGAGCTGATTTACTGGACAACCAAGGCCAACGAGTCCGAAGTCGTTCAAAACGTGGAAGGCCCGGACGGTGCGATCAACCGGTATATATACTGGCAGGGCTCCGCTCTTAATCAGGATATAAACCCGGACGAGCTCCACACACTGATCCGCTGCCCTCGCTGGGAGGACGGGCTCACCGGAGCCACCCGCGTGCAGATCATCAAACCGGAATACAAGGAGCTGCCGAGCACTACCGTGGCGAAGTTCTCCGGCAATCTCAAAGTGCAGCACATTGTAAAGGACTAAGGGAGGTGATCACATGGGCGGCATGAAAGTGTCCGAGCTGGACTTCGTGCGCCTGCTCCCTGCGTTTATGCAGGAGGACGAGGCGGCGATTGCCCTCAGCAAAGCCATGAACCAGCTCATAGGAGAACCCAGCAAGCGCCTGAAAACTATCAGGACATGGGACGAGATCGACAACCTCAACGAAGCAGAATGCGACGAGCTCGCGTGGGAACTTGACATTGACTGGTACGACTCCACCGGCATGAGTCTGGAGGATAAGCGGGCCACAATTAAACTCGCGCAGCAAATCAAGCGCAAACGCGGTACCAAGTGGGCCGTTGAGCGCCTGATCTCCGCGTACTTCGGCGAGGGCTACGTCGTGGAGTGGTACGACATGGACGGCCTCGCGCCGTTCACCTTCGTGGCACTGACCACAAACACACATATCACGGCCGAGAACTACGGCAAATTCGTGGAAGCTGTCAAGGCTGCAAAGAATGAGCGCTCGCATATTGCGGGCGTTTTCTATTTCTGGCAGCAGGGCCCTGATCCTGGCATTGAGTACGCTCTGGGATCGCGCTTCCACCGTTACGAGTTCAAAAAGTGCGGAACCGAACCGCGCACGGCTACTGTCGGCTTCCTCGTGAAGCCAAGCATAGAAACCGAACCAGAGGCAAGGCTGCACCTTTACGGCTTCAACAAAGCCGGAGAAACAACGTGCGGCACCTACCCGCGACCGGGCACACTGGGTGCAGTCGTAAAAGGCGGGATCAACGCCGAAGGAACGGCCGACTCTATCCGGTACAACTTCGAGCGACAAGCCGGAACCTTCCCGCGAGTCGCCACACTGGGCGTATCGGAGCAACACCAAACAACGTCAGCACCGGCGATCGCCTTCGCAGCCTATGGCTTCACGAAATGCGGGACACGGCGCTGCGGTGAATAAATGAAAGGAGGCGCGGCATGGCGTATTTTTCCGACAACTTTATGGGCCACCGCAGAAAGCAGTGGCTCCGATCAATCGTGGCCGTAGAGGTGCAGGTAGGCGCGGCATGGCACCGAGGGGACATAAACCAGAAAAAGATCGAAGGCGACACGCTGGTGATCATGGCGACGTTCCCGACTCTGGACTCCACGGCCTGCACTATCTCGGCTTCGCGTGTCATTGACGTGCGCGGCGAGGTAGCAGCCTACCAACAGCGCAAGATCGAGAAAGTGAGCGGGCAGGGAACCATGTTAAAGCTCACGATCCCGATCTACGAAGTATCACCCTAAAAGGAAGGAGGCAGACACATGTACAACCGTACAAAATGGCTCGACAAGGTGGTAGACGCTGACACTGGCGAGCTCATTCAGGAAGGAACCGATCAGAGTGCTGGCAACTTCAACAATATGGAGAACGGCATTTCTGACAACCACACAGCGGCGGCCATGCTACTGATTGCAGCAGGCCAAATTATTGCCGAGCAGACAGTCGAGGAAATCACGGTGCAGCTCACGAACTCCGCGAGCTACCCGTTCAACAACTCCCAGAAAACTGTCAGCATGGCAACCACAAGAACAACCACCGCCTACACGGTGGAGGCCGACGTCATGGAACACGACGGAGAAGTTGGCCACATTTTTATCACCGACAAGCTGCTGAACGGCTTCAAGGTAAGATATGACGGCAGCGCAAAGAGCGCCACCGTCCGACTCATCATCAAAGGAGGTATGTAAACCATGGCAAAGTATAACGACGTGAAAGTTATCGAAGTAAACGCAGGCAAAAAAATCGCCTTCGAGCAGAACGGCACCCGCCTTTACTTCGGCGACGACGAAATCATGGTAAACGCTGCGAAGTACCAGAAGGACTGGGCCGTAGAGGTTGACATCTGCAAGGACAGAGCCGGAAACCTGACGATCGGCACTGACTCCGCGCAGCGCTATGTAGCCCAGATCATGATCCCGGCTGCAAAGTACAACGAAATCACAGAGGGCGAGGGTGAGGAAATGACCACAACCCGCGAGAAAATCGACATTGACATGGGCGAAGTCGAGCTGCACCTCTGGAGCATTGAATAAACGAAAGGAGCAACAGAACAATGGCAAATTTTGATCTCACAAATTTGGCAGTAAAAATGATCTGCCCGAACAACGTCGTGGAAATCGACGACACCGGCCTCCCTTCCGTGCTGGTATATATCCCGGCATTTAAGAACAGCGACGTGCTGACTGGAGGCAACGACTCCGTGCACCCTGCTTTTATCGTGAACGGCGTCCAGATCCCCGGCTTCTACTACTCCAAGTATCAGAACTGCACGCACAACGGCGTGGCGTACAGTTTACCGGCTGAGGATCCGCAGGCAAACATCAACTTCGACACCTCTCGCGCACGCTGCGAAGCCAAGGGCCACGGCTGGCACCTGAGCACTAACGCAGAATGGGCGGCGATCGCTCTTTGGTGCAAAAAGAACGGCTTTATGCCTTATGGCAACAACAACTACGGCAAGGACAGCCGCGAAAGCAATTACAAGGCGATCCCTACCTACAAGGACGGCAGCACCGGCCAGACGCTCCGCGTCGCTACTGGTACCGGCCCTCTCAGCTGGAGCCACGATCAGACTCCTTCCGGTATCTGGGATCTGAACGGTAACGTGTGGGAATGGCAGGGCGGCCTCCGCATGGTATGGGGCGAGATCCAGATCCTTGCAAACAACGACGCGGCCGATCCTGACAACCCTCAGAACGAGACAAGCACATGCTGGAAGGCTATCAACGCAGCCGACGGCTCTCTGGTGGCTCCTGAGTGTACTGTTGCGGGCCCTGCTGTTTTGGCTGGCTCCACTGTTCGTCTCGACTATGTGAGCGGCGTGTGGACATACACGAACAGTATCGCAAGCGCAAAGGACGAAAGCCGCAGCTGCGCGTTTGGTAAAGTTGCGTGCTCTGCTGCTATTTCCGACGCTGCCAAGGTACTGCTCAGAGCTCTGGCCCTTCTCCCGGACGAAGGAAGCGCCGAGGCTGACTATGAAGGCGACTATTTCTGGTGGAACAACGGCGTAGCCGAGCGCTGCGTGTTTCGCGGGGGCGCCTGGTACAGCGGTGCGTACGCTGGCGTGTTCTCCCTCAACGGCGCTCACTCCCGCTCGAACTCGGACACGAACATCGGCTTCCGCTCCGCTTATATCCCGGAAATCGGGTAATCTGACGATCTGACAATCTGGACAAGGGACGGCCCACCAAGCCGTCCCTCTCCGTTTAAGGAGTAACAAACTATGGACAATTTGCAAC